AACTGAATAGCAAGCGCCACTAAAATTAAAACTGAAAATAAAATCGCTGCAAAGCGTATTACAAAATTGATCGGCATAGGGATCATCACTCTAAATTTAGCAAGTCCATTTACTATACACCTACTTTCATTATGGTTTAATTGATTTTAAGTATCTAGTGTCTGTTATTCATAGGTTTTCTTCATCTACCAAATAAAAAGTTTTATCAAATGGCGAATTAAGCTTTTTTTAACACCTAAAAATAAAGCCTACATGATGTAGGCTTTATTTAGCAGAAGACTCGCTTTAGAACTTCCAGTTCTGAGAACATTGTTTTGCGATTAATCTAATTGGCTATAAATAACAGTAGATCATTGTTTTTAAATGCATTGTATATGTGCAACACTTTGCACTAACAACCATGAACAGTCTACAAATATAATTCAACAGTCTACAAATCAGTCTACATTTTTTAATGACTATATATAGGTGTGAATTTGAATGCGCTGTGCAACCTGATAGCAGGATGCACAGCATGAATGCTTTGATCATGATAGAAACAAAGCCTTTTCTTTAGCTCGACGATTAACAAGCCCTTGCATGCGTTTACCACCCGCGTTCACCCATACATCAAACTGATTTGCTGCCCCCCGAATATTATTGGCATTCAGTTTTTTAACTAAAGTTGATTGACTAAAAGCACTTGCCCCAATGTTGTAAGCAAGTGAAACCAAGGCATCGAACTGATTTTGATTAAGCAGAACCGTGACAGCCTTATTCACAGCAGCTTCAAACTTCTTTAAATCATGGGCCATGTATGCCTTGGCCTGTGCTTCAGTACAAGCATCTCCTTTCTTGACCTTGATGCTGTTCGGATAAACCGTGGTACCGAATCCAATCGTCCACACTCCCACCCCATCGTCATAGGCAGTAAGTCGCTTTCCTTCAAAACCACAGATGAGATCCACACCAAAAGGACTAACGGCCATCTGGTCAATAGCAAGCCCCAACATATCTGCCACTACTGAATCTGTAGCCGTTGCAATCACTTGATTCGCAGCATCAACTTGTTTTTGTGTAAGTGTCCCGCCGCTGATCTTTCTTAAAAAATCAAATATCTGTTTCATTTTTCACTTACTCACTTAAACATTGCTTTAAAAGCTGATCGAATTTCAAAGATTAATTCACCAATGGTTTTACCACGTAACAGCTGAATCGCTTGATACCAGATGCCAATTAACAACATTCCGAAAATCGCAAAGATCAACATTACAAAGCCTTGCGTCATATGTGAATAGACATGCCAACCATAATATTCAATAAATGCTGAACCACCATACAGACTAATCGCCACACTAAACGTGAACTTCATAATCACCCCCATCGTGATTTTAATTCGTCCCTCGGTGTCGATATCCCCCGATAACGTCAGAGCAAAGATTGCCCCAACCACTGCAGCGATAATTTTAAAAAGCCATGGTAGGCCCTTGATGCTTAACGGGTCATTCATAGACCACTCCTAATTTTTTGGCAATAAAAAAGCGCTCTAATGAGCGCCATACACTTTTTAAAAACTTAAACTTCGATTTGAATCACTTCACCCAATGGTGCGAGTCGTTTGATCTCACCATCAGATACAAATACTGTTGCTCCTAAGTTGTAACGTGTTGAACTGGTGACCAGATTCAACCCTGACCCACCTACCACCAACACTTTGTAATTGGGATGGTCCACGCTGGTAATGGTTCCTACAAACTCTGCAGCTGTAGGAAGTAAATCAATTAGACGCTGTAATGCATTACTCACGATTCACACGCTCCACTTTCACGGTCTGATTGACCACTGCATGACTAAACGAGACGCTTACGCTATCTACAATGCCCCACCACTCAGTATTAAAGGCAAGCACTTCTCCTGGCACACATTCACCCACTTCAGGCGAGATCGGCATGCTGTAGGTGTGGGTTTCGACCATCCCCGCTTTGGCAAGCTTGGCTTTACCATAGGCCCCCATGCTGACATGGTTGAACAATGGATTGTTTTCAGGCTGAAGTAAGGTATCAGCACTGGTTTCTGTACGTTTCACTTGAGCGACCAGTGCCTTTCGATCATTGGTCAGTGTGATGCCGTTGTAGTCTGGATAGATCTGGTAATCGGTCGACTGACTCACCACCACAGAGTCAGGCAACAAGCGATCATATTCAGCGATCGACAACACATCCCAAAAGGTCTTTTTATACAGCGGTTTAATGGTCAGCGTATTGCTACCCTTTTCGCTATAGATAAACCCACCACCGCTTTCAACCACCATTTTGATCGCGTCAATCGGTGCTAAATTTGAATAACTCAGGCACTCGCTTTCAACAATCCAACCCAATGCATCGATCAACTGCCAATTCAGTACCGTATCGCTAAACACGCGATCAAGCTCTGCCTGACACAACTGGACGGAGGCTCTATCATTCTCTTGTAAGAATGAGCGTAATGGTGCAGTCGGTGCTGCCAGTAATGCCGTTTGACTGCGACCAATCAAGGTATAGGTGTCTTGGGCAAATTTACGAGAACGTCGGCGATTCTCAAGCAACATTTGATGCTCGGTACCATTCACTGTAATTTTTAAAATCACAGGTTGACCATTGATCGGTTCGAGTTTGCCAATCTCGGATGCAGGCACAGTCAAACTATAAGACCAACACCAGCTGCTGCGATCGGTACTGTAATTCCCGTCATAGACTTCAATTGCTACGCCATTGTCGAGGCGCGTCACAGATAAACTATTCAATATGTACCACCAATTACGATTCGGGATGCCAGGTATGCAATCATCTGCACCGAAGTTGAGTTCAACATTGTGTGCATCCACTTCATGACACAGGCATACAAAATTCAGATCACCTGTACCCTCATATTCTGGAATCTCAGGCTCTGGCCACGGTTCAATCGGATGCTTACGATAATGAATGGATTTGGCTTTATCCCAAGGAATCTCATTCTGGGTGACTAGCTCCAGTCCTTTGTCCCAATCAAAGCTAAAACGCTTTTCAAAGACGTGTGCGACTTGATGTGAAAACGAGATATTGCGGCGTTTGCGGATCATCTCTTGATGTATAAATTCACGGTTCAATCGAAGCTTGATCGACTCATCAAAATACAAATCACGTGTAATCCGAATCTTCAGATTTTCTTGCCAACTCACACTTTGGTTGCGATTGAGCTTTAAGCCCTGATCAAAGGCGCTATGGATTGATTCGGATAAAGTCAGCCCACGCTGAAAGCCAATGTCATTGCCATGACTGATCACTAATCCTTGATCAAAAAAAAGAGCCTCATTCGAGACTCTTAAAACTGATTTAAACCAAGGTATTTCAGTGTTTATTAATCGATGTGCTGCCTTCTTAAAAACATACTGGAATCCTTTAGACACACCTAGAAGATGATTAATATCAAATGAACCCAAGATTCGTGGATTTAATCGGCAACTGATTGGAATCCTTGCAAGGCCATGATTATCAACCGGACGTACATTGGTACCAGTCGCTCTAAACTTAAACGCTGTTTTAACTTTAATCCGCGCGAGCGACAGTACTGCTTCAGCGCCGAAATCTAAAACTAGATGATGGCTATCGACTGGACCTAATTCACTTTTAAAATCTATTTCAACATTTAAGGCATCAGGCGGTGTGTAGTTCGACATTGACCACCTCTACTCTGGTTCAATAAATATCGCATCCAGTTGCTGGGTAGATCCCAAAACAATCTCATAACTATCTAGCTCGATCTCCACCCCCATGTCCAAGTCAATCACCGCTTGACCTGCTGCATTGTATAAACGTGCCCAAATCGCAGTAGCAGTTTTAATCGCCATTGCTGCATCACTGGAGTGAAGTTCAATTGAGTTTTCATTTACTTGTTTTACACAGGGATTAGGTAAAGTCAACGTAACCAAGCGTGCTGAAGGATCGACAGCCACCTCTTCAGATGTCGGTCGTACACCATCGTAATACACCATGGTTGCATATCCCTCACCTTGATCTAAGTTTGCCGCCATCGCTTGCAGCATGACCATTTTTACAATATGTGAGGGTTCTGTCATTTCGGCACCACATTGTCTTGAATGACTGCGTTGTATTGTTGCTTCTTGTCAAATGCCACAATAAATGTTTTTAAATCAGTATTTAAGCCTAAAAATTGATATTGACCATTAATATCTGGTTTTCGAACGGCAATCGGCTGTAGGTTTGCTTTGTTGTAAAGCACAATGGTGGCATCTTGGTATTTTTGACCGAGTTTTTTCACTGACCCTGCTACTTTTGCGACCACAGGGCCTACAGTGATTCCTTGCAGCAAATTGGATGATGGTCTGGCTTTTCGGGAACAAGGTTTCATTCAAGCTCCCCCAAATAAAAGTAAAAACCACCAACAACTTTTACGCTCCCATTTTTTGTGTATGCAGTATCAGATACGTACATTGAGGCATTAGCCATGCTTGGGGTTGTAACCGTTTTCGAGGGGACCGCATTACAAGCAAAATGTATATGTTTTAATGTTCCCCGCAAGAATTTTTCTTGATCATAAAATGGGATCTCTAATGCACCTAACAAATTTGAGTAGTCATTAGCAAAACCTGACTTATAGCTTGGTAAAATCGGGGTCGAAAAAACATGTGCTGACAGTCGTGTAGTTAAATTATTTCTAGGAGAATAAAATTTACTCATTAACTCTGTCTGCATTAGTGGTGTTGCGCCATCTCCGTAATCTAGATAGAAGGTATCAGATGCTTTTGATGCCCAGACAGCACTGATCAAAAACCACGGAGGAATAACAGATGAATCTAAAGCAGAGATGTGTATACCACATCCATAGACTTTTTTATTCCATTGGGCAGATGTGGATGTTGATGATAGTAAATAAAACGCATCTGACGCCCCACACAACGTAAACGCTCTATTTCCAACTGCTGCTACCTGAGAGTCACTGATTTGTGCATCTGATTCAAAACCTGAAGGTTGTGCCCAATACCATCGACTCCACCCTCTTACAACTGCCGTACCTGTGCCTGCAATTTTCCAATTTTTCGTAGGATTACTTGGGTCAAACGGCAATTGTAATACGTTTGGATTTTGATAGTCATCAATATGATCCATGTGCTCAAGCAAGCCGACCATCGCAAACTTAGCATAAGTTGAAGTGTAAACCCCTGTTGTACCGTCTGCACTTGTTAATGATTCATCAACACGAATAAATGGATGCTCAGACCGTGGATTTTTAGCACGATAAACTCGCTTTACATCGTTTGTATCTCTAAAAATAATGTCATAACCAAGTGAAGCTAACTTTCCAGTGCCCATTGTAGTAATTGAGCGCTCAGTAATATCTAACGCAGGCTTTAAAATGAGCTGCGTCGTATTGGGCACACCTTTAATTCGATATTTTTGATTGAGTGAATGAGGAGTGAAACCCGATAACTCAACCACCTGAAACAACATGGCATTATGTGCTGCAAACAAAGTGATAGAAACATCGCCTTGCTCATCAATACTTGCAGCGGTGATCTGGGTAAAATCAATACCAGTGACTAAGGCCTTATCGAGTAATCGAATTAAATCCCCCCAGTTATTACCCAAAACCAAGCCATTTAAGTGGCTAAAATATTGAACATCTACATCTGTTGCCATAATTAAGGGTCCATAAAAAAGACCGCCGAAGCGGTCATATTTGAATTAAATGTTAAGCAGCTAAACTTTGAATAATGCGGTCAATGTCACCGCGCAGCATAATTTGGAATGAGTCAGACAACACTGTAGGTTCTGATTGTTTAACTGTGCGAATCACCCAAATCGGATGATTGGTTGCAATGGTGTTAAAACGCAGTACGTTCCCACTCGCCCAGCCACTACCCCAACCTTCCTTTTGGATAGTGAAGTAAGGCGCATTGGTCACTGGGTTGATTGGAGAACAATCTTCTGTAATCACCCCGGTTCCAATCTGACCAGAATATTCACCAATGATTCGAAAAGCTGAAGTGCCTGTAAAAACAATCGCCCAACGCTCCTGAATATTACCCTTATTCGTAACTCTTATCGGAAATAGGGTGTCATTGTAGTTGGCTGAAATTGCCGCCCCCACCGCCTCATCTTTCCACAAATTATCCCACGTCGACTGTACAAATTTACGTGTGTAACGTGCCTGCATATCACCAATTACTAGTGCAGAACCAACAATCGTATGAGCTGGATCATAATTGTGCGTCAGTGGTTTAGTGAAGGTAATTTGCCCATTGATTTTAAC